TCCCAAATTGAATCAAGGCGTGTATCGATTTGATTGTATTTGATTACGCGATCAATAAAGTCTTTGCGCTGATTACCAAAGTTATCTTGGGCAGGGAAAAACTCAACCCCTTGGCGGATACCAAAGAGTTTCATCTGTGCCAAATGGGAGGCAACGATTCCCGTGTCAATCATTGACCCACCGTCTTTTTCCAGGTAGGAATCAATAATTTCTTTAAGACGGGCTTTAGCGTCGACAGCCATTGACTATTTCCTTTCCTTAGATACTAGCAGTTATTTAGTAAACAGTTTTAAACATGCCCGCAGGCAACTGCCCCATCTGAGGGCCACCATAAAACTGTGAGTTTGCCAAGCCAGCAACATTACCTATACCGCCCATTACGCCTGCAAGTGGCAACTGCGGGCCGCCACCTGGAGTAATGCCGCGCCTCTTCATTTCGTCTAAAAGCTGGCGATTTTCCGGCATGCTCTGTTGAAGGCGACGGATTTGTTCTTCAGACCTACCTCCCAGAGCTCCCGGTCCACGGGGAATATCAAAACTGGGAGAACCTGCCATCAAGCCTCCAAAAGCTCCGGGGGCATTGTTGCCTGGGGCTCCAGGAACATTTCTCTCGCCCTGGAAAGAAACAGGAGAATAACCGTACATCGCGCTTCTTTTTTCTTTATTTTACTCTTCTAATACTTCGTAACCAGCCGAATCATTGAGTTTAGTGATGATAATTCCTTCGCCACGTACGTCCCAGTTCAAAATATCGCCTTCTTGCCAGCCTAGATCTTCGATAACTTCGTCAGGAAACGTAATGTATTGATCTCCGTTTTCATCTTCCTGAACTTCAAGAATGTAACTCATTTTGACAAAAGCTTTTCCATAAGCTTATCAAGCTTATCGTTGATTTGTCGAAAATTATCATGCATTTCTTTTATCTCTCTTAAGAAATCCACCTTGAGAACGTAGTCCATTGGTAAGCGTTTTAAGTCTTCTTCCAAAATATCAATCCTGCGCTTCTGCGATCCAATATAATTAAAAGATTGCTGAATTTGATCGTTCTGCCTACCAAGAATTTTACTTGCTACCCAGCTGCCGCCTGTAACAGCCGATACAACGGCAGTTAAGCCGATCGCTATGTATTCTGGCCCCATGACACAAAACTTTTTTTTCTAGTCTAGTATTTAATAATCGAGTTGGAGATTTCCTTTTCTCATTAAACCGGTCACAAGCCAAACCAACGCATCGACACAATCGTCATGGCTACTTACACCGAAATTTGTGAGTTCCTCGAAGAGATTTGTGAAGCTCCGGTACCTATTGAAGATGATTTTGCGATCTTCAAACATTCCCATGATTCCACGGAAACGCGCCAACTTATCTGCACGGAAGCCCTTGACTGGGTGCCAAATCAAATTGTAGAGAGCTTCGTCATTGAGGCAAATCCGTTTGAAATCAGCTTCGAGAGAAGCCTGGTACTGGACGGCTTCTGACCAAATGTCACACGTTGAGTAAGTCGGATAGTAATTACCTTTTTCATCACGGCCCAAAATCGACCAGTCATTGAGCAATTCTTTAAGAGCGTCTAGTTTTTCTAGGTTACCCATTACACGTAAACGACGATAGTCAATAATGTGAATTTGATCACCAATACGCCCACCTAAAACCATAACCGTGTAATCATTCTTTTCTTTCGTGCCAGCGGATAGGTCCACTCCAATACCAAGCGCATCAAATTCCGTAGAGATTTCTGCCTTAACGATTAATTCTGGCGCAAGGGAAAGCTCATTTTGTCTAACAATTTGATTCATGTACTGAAAAGAAAAAGAAATAGGCGCCTGTCTCTTCTTTTCTTTTAAATAATCCAACGACCACATCTCCGGCCAGTATGACAATTCCTCCCCTGTTTCGGGATCAGTTTGGATTGCAGAAAGAACAATTTGCGTCCAATTATTCTGCTCGTTGAACGTAGTGGAGTGGATGTCATCATGCCTGAAGCGCGTGCCAAGACAGATAGCACGCCCTCCTTCAAACATGGTGGGAGCAATCACAGCATTCCAGTTGTCCTGCATTGTTTTACGAATATCAGGGTTTGAGATGTCTGCGGCAGATTTGATGGCGTCATCGATCATGACAAGATGCGAACGCTTAGAAGTCACGGAACCCTTCAAGCCTGCTGCGCAAAGCGTAAACTGTTCGTCGCCTGTTACATCAATACCAGCAAATTTGTGATCAATAGACCAATACTCGTTACTGGTGACATTCTTTAAAAGCCGTACAGTTGGGAATACTTCTTGATATTTCTTGCTCTCAATAATTCGTTTAATGGTTGCCGACTTTGAACGAGCGATGTCAACCGTATAGGAGAGATAAAGAATTTGTAGCGGAAGTTTGGCTTGTGTGTGAATACCAATTGCCCAAGCCGTCAAAAGGCCAAGAACTGTGCTTTTGGCTGAACCACGGGGAGCCAGTAGGTCAATGTTGGGACCAGCAATCCGAATAAGACAAGAGCTGTCTTCTTCTGTTACAAAATGACGATGCCAGTTCTTATGATGTTCAGCAGGAGGTTTATCAGCGACATAATCACAGAAATATCCAAAGTCTTCTCTTGCCTTCTCAAGTAAGCCTTCGTTTGGATTCTCTCGGACCTTGTAATTCTTGGAAGCAGCGCGAGCGTTGCGACGGTGGGCGAGATGAATATAAGAAGGCATCTGTATTGTTCAGGGTATACCTGAATACTAGCCTATTTCTTTTTGCGTTTCTGTTCTTGATATTTACGAGCTTTTTCAAGGGCAGCTTTGCGCTTTTCCTTGTCGCTCATCTCCGAGCCGTCTTCTTTCTTTGCTTCTTTCTTTTTGAAGTGCTCCAGAAGCTGTGGAGGCATTTTACCTTTTGTCATTAGAAATTAGGCCTTTGACGATTCATCAATCCTTGTCTGAAGCCTGGACCGGAAATAATACCTGGTCGATTGGCATACATCTCTTGACGACCAGCCGGGCCAGGGGAAGATACATTGGCCTCTCCCATAACCCTAGGAGTACCTTTGAACCGAGCCATGCGCTTAACAGCATCTCCGGCCATTGGTATGTTTTGCTTGGCGCCCATGAAACTTTGTCGCTCCTTTAAGGTTATTCTAATATCCTTTATTCCTCCAACTGCATACGAGACCATACACTAAGAGAAGCCTCTTCCAAGGGAGTCTCGATCGGATCGTCTTTAAAAATAAACATTAACTCACGAATGGCACGGTCGGCGCCAGCCATAATTAATCCTTTGCGATCCTTTGCATTTGTGAACTCTTCTACCTGCGCAATTGCCCCACGTAATTCCTTTTGCATTGATGCAATACGCGCAACACCTGCATCGCGTTTTACCACATCTTCCTCTACGGCTTGACGCAATTTTCTGATATCCTCCTGCATCTCTTCGATTTCATAAAGAAGAGTTTTGCGGTGATCCGGTTTTGGATAATACTTGTTAACCCAAAGATCGCACGCAGTGATACTACCTTCGTAACCAAGGAACCTGGCGTACAGGTAAACCTCAATTACGGAGTAGTTATCAGATGCAAAAGCAGTAAATGATTCTTGGGTAGCTGAATCAAGATTGTCTACCCAATTATCAAAGAGCTCAATATCGATAAGCTCGTTGGGCTTGCTTGTAGTCTCTTGCTTCGTCAGCTTCGGAGAAACGCTGGGCTTGTTCTGCAGAGCCTCTTTGCTCCTCTGCACCTTTACCAATGGTCTCACGTTCTTGTTCACCAGCGGTCTCCATCTTCTTCTTGGAAAACTCGTAGGCCACACCAGCGGCTTGACGATACTTGTCTAGGTCAAACCAGTCGTCATAATTAGTATTGTAATCATCCAACTGTGAACTAGTCATCGTTCATCCCTTTAAAAGGCGGGCCTACAACATCCGTATCAGAAGTTGCCCATCATGCTAGCGAGACCTTGCGAGAAAATCTCACGCTGGCTCAAGCCGGATTTCTGTGCGGCTTGACGCTTTTTAGAAGCTTCCAGCCGGTTGAGGAGCTCTTCAAAGCGATTAATGTCAAAGTCACTAACCGTGCTCATCGGATCGACATTGCTATCAGTCATGATTCAAAACCAAAGGTAAAACAGAAGGATTGCCTTCTTTAAAAATATTATATCAGATTAGTTTAAAGTCAAGACCAGAAGCCGCTGACCAGGTTTGAATAAACAGAAGCATCTCTACTAATTTTGGAAATTTCTTTCTGGCCTTCATTTTTGAGTTTTTGAGTTTCTTTGTCAATTTCACCTTGAAGATTGGTAAGGCCAGCACTATACAAAAACTGGCGACTATCGCGAACATTCTGTAACTGCTCTTCTAACTCAGCGGCGGTACCGGTGAAGCTATCACCAAAAGACGGCATGGCGACGCCAGTGCGTTTGGCAAGGTCGCCAGCAGCGTCTCCACCCATTGTGGGCAGAAGATTTGAAGAGAAATTAAACGTTCGTTGCCCGGTTTTTTTACCGGCTTCGTCAACTGTTTGTTTACCGAACTTGGTGTCGTAATAATTATCGAGATAACTTTGGTTGTATTTATCTTGATACTCAGTACTTTTATAGAGAGAGTCTCTAAGTTCTTGATTGGAAGTGTAATATCCTTGCTGGAAGCGCTCCAGGGCTTTTGATTTCTCTTCCTCGGTTGCCTGTCGGCCCAAGATTTCCTCATAAGCGGCACCAACGGCAGTAGAACGCCGTCCAGGGAGGAGTTCCTGTGTATAAAGACTACCGAGCTCAGCAATATCACCTTCAACAGGCGACATGTCATATTTAAGTGCGTAGTCACGTAACCGTGACGTGGCGTCTTCGTATCCCAGAAGACCTTGTCGCAGCTGTTGTTCAATACCTGTTTTTAAAGAGCCGTAACCAGCTTGTCCAGCTAATTTACGTGCGTTTTCTGCAGCTTCTCGATCTAAACGCTCTCGTTCGGCTCTTGCATCTGCAATAGATTCTTTGGATTGTTGGTATTGCAAAAACTTTGCAAATGTATCATCCGGAGGTGGAGATTTGTATTCAACCCTTGTGCCGCCGCCGCCCATAATCTTAACCCGCCAATGCTTCTATGTTAATACGCTTAATTGGACCAAACATACCGGTTGGTTGGGCCATGTATCCCGCAATCGTTTCTTGAAGGCGTCCCATGCGTTCTTTACGAGACAGTTCACGGGCTTCAGGTGACAATTCAAAGGCAGTTTGCCAGCGTGCCTGTTCACGTCCTAAACCCATCTGCTTGGGGAGAAATTCAGCAAACTCTGAACGCTTGGCCGCAAGTTGACGACCAAACTCAAGGTCAGCTCCAGTGCCAGCACCAAAGATGGTGTTGAACATCCCCATCCCGAGATTACCCTTCTGAATCTCTCGAGCGTTTCGAATAGCATCAGCTTGCGCCGCCATTTGGGCATTGGCAATGCTGGCTTGGGTCTCCGCTTGGTTACGAGCTCCAATCGCTCCAAACAAACCTTGGAGGCCCATGCCAGCGGCGGTAATACCAGCTGAGAGTGGATCAAACATACCAGATGATTTACCAGAGGAACTTGAACTGGTGCCACCAACCAAGGGTTGATCTAATGCAAAACCAGTCTTCCACCAATCCATTTATTCTACCTCAACTAAAGTAACGATACTGCTGGACACTTGCACCAGGTGCTCGGATCTCAGGGAAAGAGGCAAGAGTATTTGAATAAATCTGTGGAATTTGACTCATTCCTTGATAGAACATTGCAGCTCCAACCGGACCGCCAAAAGGATTAACAGCAGTTGCAATAGATTCCGGAAGTTTGGCCAATGTATTAAACATTAAACCAGTTTTTGCTTTTTCAAAAGCGTCTTTCCGCGCCATTTCAAGCTGAGCTTGCATGCCTTCTGGACTACCTGCCCAGATATTTTGTTCAACTTGTTTTTGAATCAAAGGCATAAGACCTTCAACAAGCTGCCCTTCGGGAGTGCGACTAGAAGTAGAAGGAGCAAATTGCTGCATTGCAGCATTTACATCTTCAGGTGTATAGCCTTGCTTCTCTAAATTTCTTTTATATTCCAAAAACTGTTGTGGCGTTTCAGGAGAAAATGCAGCCTTTTTCCTTGGCTGCAGTGCAGACCCATATTTACCCGCAAAATCAATAGCTGGAGCACCTTGACCAAAGAAACTGAAAGACATAATTACCTCAGCACCGCATTGGCATAAGGATTGGACGTGAGCATCGTCCGCAGTGTCGCACCGGATTCGCCTTGTGCACCAGCAGCAAGTTGACCGGCAGTGCCAAGAATACTCAGGCGGGCCAATTGATTACCTTGAGAAGCAAGCAATGCTTGTTGACGCACCATGTCAGCGTTCTTCATTTGATTCACAATTGGAAGATTACGCTGGAGGTCCAGATATGCTTGATCAGAATAGAACTTACTCAAATCTTTGACAGCACTGGTTTCAATGCCGGTTGCAGTCCGGAAACGATCCAAACCAATTTCAGAAAGTTTTCCTTCCAAGGCAAGCTGAGAAACAATCTCTTCTTCCTTGCCTTTCGTTGGAATACCAGTTGCTTGTTGGCGTGCGTACTCAGCACCTTGAGCGGCAGCTTGGGGAGCAAACATACCGAGTCCCATTAAACCAAGACCGGCAACAGTCCCTGGAATTCCTCCTCGTCCAATAAGCTTGGTTCCAAGAGCCGTCAAGCCGCCTTGAACTGCAGCCCCACCCAGAGCCGCTGCACCGCCAACAAGGCGTCCTTCTCGAAACTCTTCTGCAGCGCCAAGTGCGCCAGGGAGTAAAGCAGCTGCTCCAGCGATCGGGGCCGCATATCTACCGAGAAACGCCCGGGCAGAGGTAAGACCTTGTCGAGCCGGGCCTGCGTAATAACCAGCAGCTGCCCTAGGGTCACGAACAGCACCACCTAAAGCGGTCAGTGGATCGTATACCGTAAGAGCCCCTCCA